AAAAATGCCCAGTAGTAGCAAAAAACAACACAATTTCATGGAAGCGGTGGCTCATAATCCAGCGTTCGCCAAGAAAGTAGGGGTCCCCAAAAAAGTTGGGGAGGATTTTAGCCAGGCCGATAAAGGCAAAAAATTTTCTAAAGGTGGAAATATGAAGAAGATGTCAAGCGGTGGAGACACCACAGGTAAAGGCCCAAATAAACAAAGCAAGGGTCTAACTAAAGAAACTATGGGCAAAGTTAAAACTGCTGCTCCTAGCAAAGACGGGCTTGCCGAGCGCGGTAAGACCAAAGGTATGATGCCTAAAATGGCTGGTAGCACCACAGGTATGAAGCGTGGTGGTATGGCTAAAAAGAAATAAGGAGAATTTTATGAAAATGAATCATCCCCCATTGATGAAAGAAACCACACCTACTCATACACATCATGTGCATATGATGGAAAAAATGGAAGACGGTGGACATGTCCATCATCACAAAATGTATGGCGAGCATGCTGCAGGTCACATGAAAGAGCATGAGAAAGTTAAAGCTCTATGTGGCGGCGGAATGAGCAAATCTAAATAAGGACTTACTATGAAACGCAAAGTCAAACGCTATGATGGCGAAGAAGGTTCTGAAGTTGAATCAGACGATTCCGGTAGTTCTAAAGACTATGGGATAGATTACTCTGAATCTACAAATCCCGGTGGGTCTTTAGAAGACTATAAACCCGCTAAATCACAGTCTTTTAAAGAAGCTTTTGCTGCTGGTCGCGCCGCTGCTTTAGCTGGTGGTCCAAAGACATTTACTTGGAACGGTAAGACTTATGGAACTGAGTTGGCTAAACCTAAAGCTGCCTCTAAATCTATACCCAAAGAAGAACCCAAGTCTGAATATAAGACTGAGTTTCAGCGTCAGCAAGAAAGAGCTGGGGAAGGCTCAGAAGCTTTTGGCCGCGTAATGAGTAGGATGGGGGATAAGATTAAAAGTGCTATTAGCCCTTCTAAATCTGAATCCAGAGGTTCTGGACGTATTGATACTTCTAACATAGACAAAAAAACTTTGTTGTCTAGAAAAGATATGGCTAAAGGCGGAACAGCTTCTAGCCGTGCCGATGGATGTGCGCAAAGAGGTCATACTAGGGGTAAATACCTATGATGGCAAGTCGCGGTATGGGGGCTATCAACCCATCAAAAATGCCTAAAGGAGAGAAAAAATCTCGCCGCGACAACACTGACTTTACTCAATATAAAGAAGGTGGCAAGATTGGACTTTATGCCAATATCCATGCGAAACAAAAAAGGATAGCGGCTGGGTCTGGGGAAAAGATGAGAAAGCCTGGTAGCAAAGGCGCTCCAACGAAACAAGATTTTATTGAATCAGCTAAAACCCGGAGAAACAAATGAGTTTACTAAAGCATATTGAAGAGAATGTTGAGCACTTATACGCTTTGATTAAGCATGTTGCAGCAACTCAAGAAGCCGCTCATGGAAGTGTAGTTCAAGAAACAAAAGATTTGCTTGAAAAGATTGAAGAGCATATGGGTGTTGCCAAACCTGCTGAGCCTATTATTGAAGCTCCTGTTGTAATTTCCGCACCTGTTGTAATTTCTGCACCTTCAGATACAAACGTAATTACTATGTCTGTAACCCCTGCGACAGTACCTATTGAAGCTCCGCAAACAGTTGCTCAAGAGCAATCTGCATCTAACGTGGCTAACTAATCATGGCAGAGAAATGGATTCAAAAAGCCATCAAAAAGCCTGGGGCTTTGCACAAATCTTTGGGCGTGCCCAAAGGTGAAAAGATTCCTGCGGGCAAACTGGCTAAAGCTGCTAAAAGTTCTGGTAAGGTTGGGAAGCAAGCGCGCCTTGCTGAGACTCTTAAAGGAATGAAGAAAAAATAATGGCTCAAACATCTGGAACCACATCGTTTAATCTAGACCTAACTGAGTTGGTCGAGGATGCGTATGAGCGTTGTGGTCTTCAATCCCGATCAGGATATGATTTGCGTACTGCACGCCGGTCTATTAACTTAATGACGATTGAATGGGCTAATCGTGGAATTAACCTTTGGACTGTTGAGGAATGTGTAATCCCCTTGGTTACTGGACAAGCGTTTTACAACGTGCCTAATGACACCATTGATATTCTTGACTTGGTTACTCGTACAAGCAATACCAGCACATCTAATCAGGCGGATATTAATTTAAGCCGTATTAGTGAAAGTACCTATTCCACAATACCTAACAAACTAACGACTGGTCGCCCTATCCAGGTCTGGTTTAACCGGCAAACAGGTAATTCCAATCCAACAACAATTACTTTAGCGACTTCTTGTTTAGCTACAGATACCACATTAACTTTAAGTACAACTCAGAATTTGCGTAGTTCTGGGTACATCCAGATTGATAATGAAATTATTGGTTATGCTAATATCAGCGGCAACCAGATCGTAAATTGCTATCGTGGGCAAAATGGTACAACGGCTGCAGCACACACTGCAGGGGCATCAATAATTGAGCAATACCTTCCTAATCTGACCGTTTGGCCTTGCCCGGACTCAGGTGGGGGTCCCTACACGCTCGTTTACTGGCGCATGAGGCGCATTCAAGATGCAGGTAACGGGGTAAATATTGCCGATATCCCATTTAGATTTATCAACTGCTTTGTGGCTGGACTCTCTTATTTTATTAGCGTTAAAAGGCCGGAAGTGGATCCAGCAAGGGTTTTGTTCTTGAAACAGGATTATGAGGACCAGTTCAACTTGGCTGCCCAGGAAGACCGTGAGACTGCGCCAATCCGTTGGGTTCCAAGGAACATTTTCTATTCGAGGTAAAGAATGCCTAGTAAGTATTCTTCTGGTAAGTATGCAATTGCTGAATGCGACAGATGTGGTCAGCGGTACAAGCTTGTCGAACTTCGTAAGTTGACGATTAAGACTAAACAAGTTAGCATCAAAGTATGTCCTGAATGTTGGGATCCAGATCATCCCCAGCTACAATTAGGATTGTATCCAGTTAATGATCCACAAGCGGTTCGTGAGCCAAGACCTGATATCAGCTACTACGGTTCTGGTAACAATGGTTTACAAACCCAAAATGGGGTGCTTAACACACCAAATGAAGTTGGGTATCCTGATACTGGTAGCAGGGTATTTCAATGGGGATGGATGCCGGTAGGTGGGGCTAGTAGTTTTGATAGAGCACTAACTCCAAATTACTTGGTAGCCAAAGGCACTGTAAATTCGGTAACAATAACGTAGGAGTAAATCATGGCTAAAAAACACGAAGACGAAGCAGAAGACAAGAAACTTTTCAAGAAAATGATAAAGCAAGAAGAAAAAAAGCTTGTTAAAAAAATGGCTAAAGGTGGCGTAACTGGTAAAGCCATGCGTGCTGTAGGTCGTAACATGGCCCGCGCTAATAACCAAAGAGGTGGATAATGGCTAAATTTAGTATGAAGCAAGGCGGCAAAGAAGTAGGTCCTGCATCTACTTATGCTCAAGCACATAGTATGAAAGGTGATGTTATTAATGGGCAAGAGGCTGTCCATTATGCCACTGATCCAAATACAATGCGTGCAGACGAATCTACTCCTGGCGGCATGCCCGCAAGACGCGTAAGTTTAGGCAATATTACAAACGGTCCTAAAAATACAGGTATTGAAACTCGCGGGAATGGTGCGGCTACTAAAGGCAGAATAGCTAGAGGACCAATGGCGTGAATTACGAGACGTTATACAACACAATCCAAGCGTATGCTGAGAATACGGAGTCTTTGTTTCTTGCAAATATTCCAATATTCGTGCAGCAGTGCGAAGAGCGTGTGTATAACACGATTAATTTTCCATCCCTACGTAAAAACGTAACTGGTACGCTAACTGGCGGCAATCAATATTTATCTTTGCCTTTAGATTGGCTATCAACATATTCCATAGCAATTTATACATCTGACTACACAACTGTACCTTTTACGTACCTGCTTAATAAAGACGTAAACTTTATCCGTGAAGCTTATCCAAACCCAACTGCTACTGGAACTCCAAAATATTATGCAATGTTTGGGCCTAACTTTAGTGTAGCAAACGAATTATCTTGTATTATTGGTCCAACCCCAGATCAGTCATACAATGTAGAATTACATTACTTTTTTTATCCTCCTTCAATTGTGCAGGGTATTATTACTACCCTTAACACAACATTTACAGCGGGCAGTGGGTATGTTCCGGGGCTATATCAAAATATGGCTTTTACTGGAGGTTCTGGCGCAAGCGCATATGGGGACTTTATCGTTGGTCCTAGTGGCGCGGTTACGTCTGTTACTTTACAAAATGGTGGTAATTTCTATGCCGCTGGAGACACTTTAAGCGTATCTTCATCTAATCTTGGGGGTTCGGGGTCAGGGTTTTCCATTACTGTAAATGCAGTAAATAATTCCACTGGCACAAGTTGGTTGGGTGACAACTTTGATCCAGTGCTTCTTTATGGTGCTATGCGTGAAGCTATGCTATTTATGAAGGGCGAGCAAGACTTGGTGACTTATTATGAGACTAAGTACTCTGAAGCTCTTCAACTTGCTAAACGCCTTGGCGATGGCCTTGAAAGAGGTGATGCGTACCGTGATGGTCAAACTAAGCTCAATACAAATATTAGAGGTAATGCAGCTGTATGATCGTCCAAACCCAAACAACTCAGTTTAAATCAGACTGCTTGAGCGGTTTGGTTAACTTTACAACGACTTCTCCTTATACGTATAAGGTAGCGCTTTACACGGCTTTAACTACATTAAATAATACAACAGCGACTTATGCAGGTACGGCTAACGAAGTTGTAGCTACGGGATATACGGCTGGTGGAAATGCCATCACAATTACCCAAAATCCTGGCATAGATTTAACAAATAATGTTGCTTTTCCGTATTTTGCAAATGTAATTTGGACAGGCGCAACTATTACTGCAAGAGGAGCGTTAATATATAATGCAACAACGGGTAATTCCGTTGCTGTTCTAAATTTTGGTAATGATATTACGATGAGTAATTTTACTATAACTTGGCCAGCGGCAACTTCAACAACTGCTGTTATCACAATTTCTTAAGGAGTTAAAATGAGCAATGAAATTTCAAGCTTTGGTGACAACACAGTTGTTACAATGCAATCTAATGTACAAGCACCAGCCGGGATGGGTATAGAAGGCTGGTATCATGTTGTTTGCCGCGATAAAGATGGCAATATTAAATGGGAAGAAGAATGCCCTAATTTAGTTGTTGCTGTTGGTAAACAGTTAATGCTAGATACCTTAATGAGAGGCTCTTCTTACTCGGTTGTTGGTCCGTACCTTGGACTTCTTAACACAAGTGTTACACCTGCGGCAACAGATACTATGAGCACCATTGTGCCATCCAAAGAGTTTACTGCCTATACAGTTAGTGGATCCGCAGTTCGTGGGACGGCAGTTTTTGCCTCTTCTACAAGTACAGGCTCTACACCATCCAACGTAACATCTTCAACGGCGACAGCGGTTGTATATACAATTACAGGCTCTGGCGGTACAGTTTATGGATGCTTCTTAGTTACAGGTACAGGTGCTTCAAGTACACAAGGTAACACAAGTGGCACTTTATATTCTGAAGGTAACTTTGGTACGGCTAAAGCAACAACAGCTGGTGATACAGTAAGCGTTACATACAGTACAACTGCTACTTCCTAATAAGGAGTCTTAAATGGCTTTAGTTGTTGCGGATCGAGTCCTAGAGACTGGGACCGTATCTACGGGTACGGGTTCCGTTAACCTTGCGGGCGCAAATAATGGGTACCAATCTTTTGTTGGTGCTATAGGTAGTGGCAACACTACTTATTACGCTATCTACGATTCAACCTCATACTCGTGGGAAGTGGGTATTGGTACCGTTACATCGGGTACGCCTAATACTTTATCAAGAACTACAGTACTTTCTTCATCTAATAGTGGATCTTTAGTTAGTTTTAGTACAAGCGATACACTTACTGTATTCAGTACTTATCCTACAGAACGAGCTATTTATGGTGACGTTAATAAAAACGTAGCAGTTAATAATTTATCACCTGGATATACTGCAGTAGCAACAACGGGCGGTACAACTACATTAACTGCAACCGCAACATACTTACAAAATTTTACTGGCACTAATACCCAAACAGTTAAATTACCCGATGAGACAACCATTCCTACAGGTACGGCGTATATTATCGACAATGACTCTACGGGTAACATAACAGTTCAAGATAGTGGTGGTAATACATTAGCTACAGCAGTTAACGGTTCTGCGGGGTATTTTTATTCAAAATCTAATTCCACTGCTACTGGCAACTGGGCGGGTTATGCCTTTATGCCTAACAATGTCCAATGGGGTTCTGGTGGTCTACCTGCGGGTTACGGTGGTACGGGCCAAACTAGTTTAACTGCAAATAATGTAATTCTTGGTAATGGTACTTCAGCAGTTCAATTTGTAGCCCCTGGTACAAGTGGTAATGTACTTCAGTCTAATGGTACAACTTGGAATTCAGCGGCAGTAGTAACTTCTTTTACATCTAGTTCAGGATTATCTACTAATACATCTGCAACTGGAGCAGTATCTGTTACCAATACAGGTGTTACTTCCGCCGCTGCGGGTACGGGCATTTCAGTTTCAGCCTCAACTGGCGGTGTAACAATTACAAACTCGGGTGTAACTTCTGCTGTTGCAGGAACAGGTATTTCAGTTTCAGGCTCAACAGGCGCAGTAACTATTACAAATGGTGGAGTTACATCATTAACAGGAACAAGTAACCAAGTTTCTGTATCATCCTCTACTGGTAGTGTAACTTTATCTACGCCTCAATCTATTGGAACAAGCTCAAGCGTACAGTTTGGATCATTTGGCGTAGGTACTGCGGCATCTGGAACCACTGGTGAGATTCGTGCAACCAACAACGTAACCGCTTACTATTCTGATGGCAGGCTCAAAGATCGTATTGGAACAATTGAAAATGCTTTGAATAAGGTTAAACAGTTAACTGGATTCCTATACAAAAATAATGATGTTGCCAAATCTTTTGGTTATACTTCTGACGAAATTCAAGTTGGTTTAGATGCTCAAGAAGTTGAGAAAGTTCAACCAGAAGTTGTGGCTCCTGCTCCTTTTGATATTGGTCAGAATGAAGACGGCACAGAGTTCAGCAAGTCTGGTGAAAACTATTTGACTGTTAGATATGAGCGACTCATACCACTTTTGGTTGAGGCTATTAAAGATTTATCGAACGAGCTTGACGAAATCAAAACAAAATTATGATAAACGGCGTTGACTTTGTATATGAATATTCAGATCTAAACTTGTTTCACACAAGGGTCAAAGTATTGACTGGATTTTATAAAGATTTGGTATTTGAATACGGTGGCTCAATGCTTGCTCAAATAGGCGATAAAAATACATTTACTTTTGAGTACATTCTTTACGAAGTGCCTGATAAATTTCATGGTCCATCGCTTAGAAAAGATGATGCATTTAATACTTTTATTGCTTATTTAATTGTTGATGTTATTTCTTGTAGAAAATCAGATCCAAATGAATTAGAAAAGTTGCATGAAGCGGCAAGTGCAGAAGGCAAAACAACGCATAGCATAGATATAAACGAAAAATACTATCCACCAAAAGTGGCTCAACCTGTGGCTACTGGAGTACAAGGATTTTAAAATGACACTTAACTCATCAGGTCCAATTAGCTTAGCGGGTACAACCGCAGGGGTTTCAATTGAGATTGAAAACGGCGGTAATGGCACAACTCAAATTAGTTTAAATGATACGGCTGTTCGTAGTCTTGCAGGAGTTCCAAGTGGCGCTATTACTATGCCCACAAACTTTTATGGTAAATCAAATACCGTTTACCCATCATATACATTTACTTCTAATACAGCAAATGCATCACTTAATGTATCTTCTATTAGCGGGTATGTTGCGGGTAAATCAGTAATTACTGTAACAGTTAATAGTGGTGTTTATTTATATGCAACATCAACAGGTAATTACGGATTGTCTTTATCTGGCGGCACTTCTGGAGATTCTTTAACCTTAGTTAACAATGGTTATATCGCAGGTCAAGGTGGTGCAGGTGGGCACAATTCATCATCAGGAAACAATGGTCAATCTGGAGGACCTGCGCTTGGTTTGGGTTTTGCTACTACTGTTACAAACAATAGTTATATTGGTGGCGGAGGTGGAGGTGGTTCGGGCGATTCGGCAAATTCAACTGTTGTCAATATTGCTGGTGGAGGCGGTGCAGGTGGTGGTCATGGCGGTAATGCTTTTATAAGTTGCATTTGTATAGGCGGCGGTGGATGTGGTGGAGGGCCTGGTTCGTCTGGCGCAAATGGTGTTTATACTAATTTTAATTGCGCGTGTTTTTCTGGAGGCGGTGGAGGAGGAAGAATATTCCCTGGTTCTGGTGGAATAGCTCACAATTCTCCAACTAATAGTGGAGGTGGTGGTGGAGCGGGTGGAGCATCCGAAACTGCAAATGGTGGCGGATCAAATAATGCAGGTACTTCACAAAATGCGGGAGGTGGCGGAGGAGGCTGGGGAGCTTCAGGAGGAAGTAGTTTGCATCATTCAGGTGGATCTGGTGGAAACGCCATTAATAAAAATGGTTATACACTCAGCCAAGGTGGAAGTGGTTCATATTGGGGTGCAATAGTATGATTTATCAAATAACAAATTTTATACAAAATGAATGTAATTATGTTTGTCCAGATCAAGCAACTATTACAGCAGGACAAGTAGCAGGATATACTGGAATATTTAGTATTGGTACTGAAACAGACGCTAATAATATACTTGCCACTAATCAAAATGCTTGGCTAACAAAACAAGCATCTTTGTTTCATACAAATAAAGAAGTACCTGATCCAAGTCAACCTGGATATATTATTTGGGAAGTAGTTGATTTAAATACTGAACCTGCAAACACAGATCAAATATATCAAGTATTTGATGTTGTAAATGGTTACTATAACCAAGCAACAGGACTTACTGCGGCTCAAACATTATTCGCACAAACTCAACAGAATTATTTAGTATTTTGTAATTTAGGTTCCGTCACAAATTTAGGTGATACATGGCCTGCTTTACCACAAGAGAAAAAACCAGTAACAACAGGAACCCAAACATTATGACAACACCAATAGCCCCACATCACCAGCTTACCTATGACGGTGCGGTATTAAATATTTTCCATGCTAATAAAGGCGAAGGATTACCTAGACATGAGCATACCTGGGCGCACGCCACAATGTGCCACGCCGGGTCCTGTATTGTTCGCAAAGAAGGCCGCGAATTAGTGATGACGAAAGAAACGCAGCCAGTAAATTTAGTAGCTAATGAATGGCATGAGATTGAAGCTCTTGAAGACGGGACTGTATTTGTAAACGTATTTGCTGAAGGTAAATATTAATGTTTTACGGAGCAACAACATTTGCTCAAATTCCTTTTGCGGGAACCGCAGGGAATAATATTTCCTTTGCAATTACAGAAAACTTAAATCCGGCTGATTCTAGTACTCAAGTTACTGCATATACGCCATCTATAATTGAAAACTTTATATCCGCCGATACTAATGCAGAGGTCGATGTATTCTATGAAAGTATAGTTGAAGGAGCTACACTTGCAGATTCCAATGTACCTTCTGCTGGGTATTATTTTACAGACACTGAACCAATAACAAGTGCCGATGTACTTTCAATGTTTGCTGGATTTGCTGGATCTGTTGCGGAAAACATTAATCCCGCTGAAAACGAAAGCATCGGGTCCTATTTAACTTTTAGTCAAACAGAAAACTTTGCCCCTGCCGATACGCCAACTATTAACGCGCAATATCCGCTTTCAATTACGGAAAATTCTGGGGTAGCAGAAACAGATTCAATTAAAGCCGGATTTGCTGAAAATATTGCAGAAGGAATAAATTCTTCGGATACTAATGGTGAGACTGATATTTTCTACGATGGTATAACAGAAAATGCTGGCTTAGCTGCCGTACCTACAGCTGTTACCGCTTACAACGTCAGTCTTACAGAAAACTTTGCTCCTGCTGATACATTAGCAATGTCAGCGCAATTTGTGGTAAGCGATACAGAGAATGTTAATTCCGCCGATTCAAGTACACAAACTTCTAACTATTTGGATAGTATTACAGAAAATACAAGTGTGCAAGATTTGCCTGAAGAATCGTATTGGATTAAAATAAATGATAACCAAACTACTACTTGGGTTTTATTAAACAACACCCAATAAGGAACCACCATGTCAACATCATACTCAACGTCACTTAAATTAGCTCTACCCGCTACCGGCGATCAGTCTGGGGTTTGGGGTGTAACTACCAACAATAACATTGGTACTTTAATTGAGCAAGCTATAACTGGTGTGGTTGCTATTAACGCAAGTAGTTTAGGTGGCTCAAGTTATACATTAACAAACTATAATGGAACGGCTGATGACGCAAGAAACGCGGTTTTAGTAATTACTGGTTCTCCTGGTAGTGGAGTAACTATCATCGCTCCTTTGGTTAATAAACTTTATACCGTAGCCAATTTAACCGGGCAAACAATAACAATGTCCGCAAGTGGCGGATCACAAACTTTAGCTATCCCTGCAAATAGCAATGTGCCTTGTTTCTGTGATGCCTATAATGCCACCGGATCTGGATCTGGATTCTATGTTCAACTTAATGGTATTGCAGGAAATTTAAATGTCGGTGGATCTGTTACAGCTACAAACTTTATTGGCCCTGGAACTGGATTAACTGGCACTGCTTCAGCTTTAAGTATTGGTGGAAATGCCGCTACAGCTAATTCCGCTACATCTGCTACATCTGCTACTTCCGCAACAACAGCAACCAAAATTTCTAATTCGGGTGGTTGGACAGTTCAAGCTGGTAGTACACCAACTGTTTTGGAATTCATTTATAACGGTACTGTTGTCGCTTCTCTTGATTCAAGTGGAAACTGGATTTCTCTTGCTAACGTAACTGCTTATGGAACTCCCGCTTAAGGATTAGCCATTGAATTTTTACTTCTTTTCCAAGCTGCAAATGCTGCGTTCACTGGCGTCAAAGAGTTATGCGCTATGTATAACGAAGGTAAAGCGCTTGTTAGAGATGTACAAAAAACAGTTGGTGAAGTAAAACAAATAGGTAAAGAGGTTAAGGGAATTTGGGGGTGGATAACATCTATTTTTGCTGAACCTGTTGAGGAAAAGAAAACACTGCAGGATATTCATCCAAAGAATCAAAAGAAGGAGAAAATAAAGTTTGATGAGCAAGTTCTTTACGCAGAGATTGGGGATCAGTTGGTTAGCTTCTTTAGAAACTACAAGGCCTGCTCAGATGCGATACATGAGGAAGAATCGAAGATAGAGCAAATATACGATCCGGATGGCGAAACGTATGAAAGGGCAATCAGGCTTGTGATGGCAAAAACCCAACTAGAACAAATGCGTGTAGAACTAACGGAGTATATGATTTATCATGTACCGCCAGAGCTGAAAGATTTATACTCACGAGTTAATGAGATGATTGGATCTGTAAAGACCAAGCAAGAGATGGCTCGCAAAGCAGAGTTGAAGAAAAAGGCTCAAAGATTAGCGGAAGCTAGAGAAGCGGCGGATAGAGCTTGGTTGATGGGTGCTTGCACAGTGGTGGTCATTTTTATAGCAATCTATTTGGCAGGACTGATGTGGGCAATAAATCGAGCGAGTCATGGGGGTATGTAGTTGCCATTATTGTGTTGGCACTCCTCTTTGTGCTGATATTGCCGGTAATTGGGATTATGTACATGGATATTCATCAAGAACGAATTCTGATTGCAAATGATCTTAAACGGATTGAAAAGCTAAAGAAAGAACTTGAGGCTCAGAAGGACAAATGAGAATATGCGCTTTATTGATTATGTTATTAGCGGGGTGCGAAGATCGTTACCGCTACCATTGCCAAGACCCTAAACATTGGAGTGATGATGACTGCAAACCGCCCCTCTGCGTCGCCGCGCAAAATTGCCCCGAGTATTTTGCAAAACCTGCTAATGGGAAAACCCAAGACAACTGAACAGTTAAATTCTGAGACAAATCGTTTTGTTATACGAATGTTTAGCATTGCCTTGGTATTTATTGTAATACTTTTTGGTTATAGTATTGTATTTACAGAACAGCCCCTTTTTAACGAAGCCCCTGCCGATAAACAAATTTTTGCAGTACTTACCCTAGTTGCGGGGCAGTTGCTCCAGATACTGGCTAACTATATTTCCAAAGGGAACACTACACCCCCGCCTTCTTTTAATCATTGCCCGCCAATCGCAACTACAATTAAGCAAGAGGAAAAGCTAATCACCGCGCTGGAGGCTAAGCCTGCAGTTTCTCCTACACCAAAGTCATCACCGTTTGGCAACCCTAATGATAGGCCAGCACTATGAAGTACATCATTGCTATTATTCTTTTTTCTAGCTTTGTAGGCGGAGTCTATGAAGCGGGGCATCATCAAGGCTACGCAGCCGCAGAAGCTGAAGTTCAGGCTAAAGTAGCCAAAGCTAACGAAGCCGCTAGACAAACCGAACAGCAACTCAATGGCAGGATTGCTGACCTATCAACTCAACTTCAAAAGGTGCAAGATGATGCTAAAAAACAAATTGCTAAACGGGATGCTGATATTGCTACTGGCAAGTTGCAGCTCTTTGTCAAAACCAAGTCCACAGTATGTCCCCCCTCAAATGCCCCCGCTACCAGCGGACCTGACACCGCAACCGCCCAACTTGACCCAGCGTTTGCTCAATCTCTTGTCGCCGTCACAGACGACGGGGACCTCGCAATCAGGAAACTTAACGCCTGTATCGCAACCTACAACCAAGTAAAGGAAATGATCAATGGAAGTACAACAACTCGCTGAAGCAGCAAAAATAGATGTAGGTCATGCGGAAGCTCTAATTGAGCCAATGAAAATGGCTATTGAGAAAGCCGATCTGTCTACCCCTGCACGACTAGCAGCGTTTATTGCTCAGTGCGGTCATGAATCCGGCAACTTCAAGTACATGGAAGAGAACTTAAACTACAAGGCTGAGAGCCTTTGCAGAACATGGCCATCTCACTTTAACGAGGAAAATGCCGCTGAATATGCCCACAATCCAGAGAAGATCGCCAACAGAGCCTATGCCCACCGCATGAAAAATGGAGATGAAGAATCAGGAGACGGTTGGGCTTATCGCGGTCGCGGGTGGCTGCAAACCACTGGTCGCGCAGGGTATGAAGAGCTATCTGATGCAACCCAGATTGATTTTTTAAGCAACCCCGATGCCGTTGCTACGCCCGAAGGGGCGGCCTTATCCGCAGCCATATTTTGGGAAAAGCATCAGCTTAACCGCCATGTAGATAATAATGACTTTGTGGGCTTAACAAAAGCCATAAATGGTGGGACAATTGGGCTTGAGGACCGCATGGCTCGATATGAGCATGCCATGTCTGTTTTAGCTTGAGGAATTTATGCCCTTACAAAGACTACAGTTTAGAGCGGGAATTAACCGGGAGGGCACAGATTACGCCAATACGGGTGGTTGGTATGACTGTAATAATATTCGTTTTCGTTCTGGGTTCCCAGAAAAATTAGGTGGATGGGCACAAGTTAGCCCAAATCAATTTATAGGGCATGCAAGGGCACTTTGGAGTTGGGTTGACTTATCTGAAAATAACTTTATTGGTGTTGGTACACAGATTAAGTACTATATATACAACGGCGGTGCTTATAACGATATCACACCTATTATTCAAACCGATACACTTACCAATCCTTTTACAACAATTTCTAGCTCTGCAATAGTAACGGTAACGGACGGGGGGTATTCCCCAAATGTAGGCGATTATGTTTTATTTTCCGGTGCCTCAACTGTAGGGGGGTTGACTTTAAATGGAGAGTATGTAGTAACTGGGATTGTTTCAGCAACGCAATATCAAATTACTGCTTTAACTACGGCTTCTTCAAGTGCAACAGGTGGAGGAACAGTTACCGCCCAATATGAATATCCAACGGGCTTAGATACATTTACTTCAGGAAATGGTTGGGGTATTGGTCCTTGGGGCGGAGTAGTTAGTCTCAGTCCTATATCGTTAGGATCAAATCCTTTTGCGACTATAAATGGCAGTGCTACTATTACAGTGACTCAAACCGCGCATGGGCTAACTACAGGTAATTATGTTTTATTTTCTGGGGCTACAAGCTTTGCAGGTATACCAGCAATTGTTTTAAATAATTTATATTCTATTGTTGTAACTGGGGTAAATACCTATACCATAGCAATTTCTACAATTGCGGGTTCTTTGACTGCTAATGCTACAACTTCAGGCGGTGGAAGCAGTATTACTGTATTAGAACAATCAGGTTCCCGTGGGTGGGGCACTGCATATTCGGGCGTTAATAATTTAGGTAGTCAACTGCGTCTTTGGTCCAACGATAACTTTGGTCAAGATTTAGTTATCGCCCCAAGAGGTGGTCCAATATATTATTGGGCGGATTCAACTGGAGTTAGCTCAAGAGCCGTATCTCTTGTATCTTTAGCAGATTCAACAACTTCTACGACTACAACTGCTACTTTTAGTAGTGGCGTTAGTTCAATTACTGTTGGAAATCCTGCAAGTATTTATGCAGGTGCATATGTAACAGGTACTGGAATACCTGCCAATACTTATGTATTAAGTACTTATATTACCGGTTCTACTACGGTTCCACTTTCCGCATCAACTACTGCAAATAGTTCAGGAAATTACGGATTTTCTTATTCTGGATCCGCTGTACCCATTGCAACTTATCAAGTAATTACATCCGCTATACAAGAATTTGTTATCTGTTTTGGAGCTAATCCTTACGGTTCTTCTACATTTAACCCTATGGTTGTTCGTTGGTCTGATCAGGCTAATGCCTATCAATGGGTTCCAAATATTACAAATCAATCAGGTGACTACACATTAACAAACGGTTCTTATATTGTTGGTGCAAGATCTACTCGCCAAGAAATTTTGATTTGGACGGATTCTGCTTTGTATTCTATGCAATACACCGGAGCGCCTTATGTTTGGGGTTTCCAAATTATGATGGATAACATTAGCACCATATCTCCAAACTGTATGGTTACGGTTAATAATGTGACATATTGGATGGGCCAAGATAAGTTTTATATTTATACTGGTTCTGTAGCAACGCTGCCCTGCTCCGTGCGTCAATATGTATTTGAGAATTTAAATTCGCAACAATCTTATCAAGTATTCGCTGGGGCTAATGAAGCATATAACGAAGTATGGTGGTTCTATTGTTCTAATGGTTCTACCACTATAGATTCTTACGTTATCTATAATTACCTTGACCGTGTATGGTATTTCGGGGAAATGGCTAGAACTGCATGGCTACAAAATGGTCTTGAGCAATACCCAGTAGCAGCTTGCTATAATACTAATTCATTATTTACTGGTTATATATCAGGAACTACCCTGCACGTAACAGCTATTACATATGGTTCTTTGGCAGTAGGGCAAACCCTAACTGCACAAGGTATTGCCGCAAATACCACAATCACCGTTTTAGGTACTGGTTCTGGTGGTGTAGGAACTTATACAGTTTCTGTTAGCCAAACGATTGCGTCTACAACTATAGTATCTTCAAATGGTAATGGGGTATTAGTTAACCATGAAATTGGAACAGATGACAATTCTACCCCAGCAACCTTACCAATAGATGCTTATGTGCAATCATCTGATTTTGAGATTGGTCAAGGACACAACTTTGGGTTTGTATGGAGGATACTGCCGGACGTAAACTTTAATGGATCTACGGCGGATAACCCAACCGTAACTATGACGGTTAAACCTAGACAAAATTCAGGAAGTGCTTACGGTCCGGCGGATAATCCACAAGTCCAGAGTGCAAATAATTATGCGTTATCAAGTGAATATAACATTCAACAATTTACTGGGCAGGTATATACAAGGTTGCGTGGGCGGCAGATGAGCTTTAAAATAGAGTCCAGTTCTGTCGGAACTGCTTGGCAGCTTGGCGTACCCCGTATTGACATTAGACCGGATGGTAGAAGATGAGCACTGGAACCACAAAAGCACCGAATCTACCACTGCCCCCGGCAGAGTATGATCAACAGTATTTTATTCAATTAACGAATGCGCTAAGGCTTTATTTTGCCCAATTGGATAACCCAGGACCATCCGCAATGGCAACGCAAAGAACGGGTGGCGCAGTAGTTTCAGCATTAAATTTTAGTCAACCTGGAACAACGGGGACTGGTCAGGTTTTGAGTTTGCCAACACAGACTGATTTTTCAAATGGGTTAATACGTGTTGGGGATGTTTATGTAGACGAATCGGCTAGTAACGTATTAAAAGTTAGAATTTCTTAAGGAAGATTGTATGAATTTATTAAACAAATTATTAAACCCCCTTGAGATTATCAAGACGTTTACCTTTTTTGTTGACGGAGGAATTGGTGAGGCTGCTCTAGCTAGTGAGGCCGTAAGCGGAATGGATTTAGCAGCGGATGCCGGTCTGAGTGGAGCAAACGCTATAGGTGGCGGTGCTTTAGCTACTGGCGTAGGTTCGGGCGCAACGGTTAGTGGTATGGATTTAGCCGCTGATGCCGGAATGGGAGCTAACAATGCTATTGGTAGTAATGCGCTATCTAATATGCCAATTGGACCTGGAACACCAACAGGCCCTGCAATAAATGCGGCAAATGCAGCAGTAAATGAAGCTAACGTAGCAGCAAACGCCGCAAGTCCATATGCTCTTAATGGCGCTTCTACGACATTGAATTCTGCTGGATCTATGGCTAATACTTTCCCTAGCTTGCAAAATGGGTCTATAGCCAATGGTTTAAGCAGCTTGCAAGGTAACCCATCTGTTTTGGCTAATGCACCATCTCTTGCTGATGCTTATACAACAGCTAATCCAGCTTTAGGTCCGGGTCTTGGACTTAACCCCGCTTTAGGTCAGGCTGGATTTAATGCTGGAATGGCAAATGCTGCCACTGCTTCTGCTTCTCCTTTTAGTTCTTTGGGTAATATGTTTAGTTCAGCTGCACAATGGGCAAGTGCTAATCCAGTTAAAGCTACAGCATTGGGGGGTGTAGCAGGTATATATGCGTTGATGAAATCTGGTGCAATGAATCCAAATTATATGACACCATATCAACCACCCAGTGCCGCATCAGTTGGACTTGGTAGAACATTGTCACCACAGTATAAACCTACATTTGCAATGGCGGAAGGTGGAGTTACTTCACTTGCTATAGGCGGTACGCCTGGGCAACAATATCCTATGAGTCAAATTAACTATAACGGATATAACACACCTACACAAATGCCAACAACCGCTATGCAAATGGCGGGGTATCAACCTAGTAATATGCCATTACAAGGCGCATTACAACAAAATATGGCATCTGGTGGTTCCGCCAGTTCTAGTCAGTCTACACCTTCTAGCGTTAGTAGTTCTAGTGCCCCTGTTTCTGGAATTACTGCGGCGGGTTTAGATACCGCACCCGAATTAAATGTTTGGCATCCCAGTGCTTCTAATAATGGCAGTTTGCAAGATCTTGCCGCGCAATACGGAGTTAGTTTGCCTAGTGGAATGGCCAATCAAGGGGTTACTTCGTTAGCATCTGGTGGGGATACATTAGCCCAAATAGCAGGACAACAAAATTCCCCCATAGATCCAAGGACTGGGGTTCCTTATGATCAAGAACAATTTAATAACCCAGGATTTTTTGGTGGGTTAGGAGAAAGCATAGATAATTTAGGTCGAAGCATAGGTAAGGGACTAGGGTTTGCTCATGGTGGTAGTGCCGGGGGGTATAACCTAGGAGGATACTCAGATGGTGGACGATTACTTAAAGGCCCGGGAGATGGTATGTCTGATGATATTCCCGCTTCTATCGCACACAAACAACCAGCAAGATTGGCAGATGGCGAATTTGTTGTGCCTGCTGATGTTGTCTCTCATCTTGGTAATGGTTCTACTGATGCTGGTGCTAAACATCTCTATTCCATGATGGACAGAGTACGTAAAGCACGTACTGGTAATCCAAAACAAGGTAAACAAATTAAACCAGAAAAGTATTTACCTGCATGACACTTACTATAAAACACGTATCCACAAACTATTGCGCCCAAACTTGGCCTTTAGTTGAAAACTTTATTGCTGAAGCACATAAGCATGGTGGTGGTGACTATAGTATGGATCAAATTCAAATGTATGTTAATTTGGGTAGTTGGGTTTTACTGATTGCAGTTGATGAGAACAATGTAATACACGGTGCGGGCACAGTTTCATTTATTAACTATCCAACAAATAGAATTGCATTTTTTACTACCATTGGTGGTAGATTAATTTCAAATCAAGATACTTTTAACCAATTAAAAGTAATACTAAGAAACATGGGAGCGACTAAAATACAGGGCGCAGTAAGAGAATCTGTAGAAAGGTGGCTTAAACGGTATGGTTTCGCAAAGCGCTACACGGTAGTGCAATCAGATATTTAGGAGTTTATTATGAGTGGTGGTGGATCAAGCGGCGGCGGGCAAACGCAACAACAGAATCAATATACAAATTTATCTTCTTGGGCACAACCATATGTGACAAGTATACTTGGTGCTGCTCAACAACAAGTATTTCAAACAGATCCTACTACTGGGCAACTAACTGGTATAAATCCATATAGTGCTTATGGATCTACCAACCCCGCTGGGGGTCAATATGGACTTACTGCATCTGATCAGGCAGCTGCAAATGCTTCAATAGCTGGATTTAGTCCGCTTCAAACTCAGCAGCAACAAGCAGTACAAAATTTGCAGAATCCTTGGCAAACAGGCGCAGCGTCTAATCAAGTTACCCAATCCATGAATACTGCTAATCAGTTAGGCGCATCTGCTACTCCTCAAGATTTTCAAAATCAAGTGGGCGGATATATGAATCCGTTTATTGCTCAAACGCTTCAACCATCGTTGCAAATTCTTAATCAGCAATATGGGCAACAAGGGGCTGCAGAACAAGGAGCCGCTACAAGCAGAGGCGCATTTGGTGGAAGTCGTGAAGCTTTAATGCAAGGATTAAATCAACAAAACCAAAACCTAGCTGCTAATCAATTAGTAAGCAATGCGTATAACAATGCGTTTGGTGCCGCACAAAACCAATACAACCAAAGTGGCACATTTGCTTTGCAAGCTGCTAACCAAGCTGCTCAAAATGCAGGACAATTAGGCGCTTTAGGTACGCAAGGTTTACAAAACCAACAAAATATTCTTAATATGCAGGGTACTGCTGGTGGGCAGCAGCAACAGCAACAACAGAATATCATCAACCAAGCGATGCAAAATTACTCCAATGCTCAGCAGTATCCAATGCAGCAGCTTGGCCAGTTAAAGAACTTAGTTTCTGGCATTCCAGTTACAGATGTAACTACAACTCAATCAGCAGCTGCCCCTTCTACAATTGGACAACTTGCCGGTCTTGGAACTACTGCGGCAGGTATATATGGATTGGCTAACATGGGCAGTAATAGCAACACGCCTTCAGTAGTTGTCAATAATACTACTCCTCAACCTAAGAACGCAAAAGGAGGACAGATTAAATCCTATGCGGCTGGTGGGGTTGTTAGCCTTCAGTTAGAAAATATTATGAAGGGTACAAAATGATTTCTCCTATCCAATCATTAATAAATACTCCAGAAAAATTTTCGGTTCAGGAAATTCAAAATGGTATTCAGGATGGCGTTATTCCTGCCTATATTGGCATGCCTATCCTGCAACAAAAAGTCCAACAGCAAAAACAAGCTATGGCAATGATGGCCCCGCAAGGTCAGGGTCAAGGTCAACCTCAAACAACTGTAGCAGATGATATTAATAATTCCGTGGCTAGTTTACATAGTAATCTTCCAGTTATGCATGCCGCTTCTGGTGGTGTGATGGCACTTGCTGAAGGTGGAGATTTTGAAGATGAAAATGATGACGATAATCTTGGATTCGATGATAATTTAGTTAGTGGCAGTAAAGAAGATCAAGCATTATTTAATAGATTGCAAGATCAAATAAACACTCCGGCAAGACTTCCAGAAACTACGCCTATGGATGATTTTGTTGATTCATATACAAATGAAGCTCCTATGGCTGCACCTGCTTCAAGTCAAGCGCCCTCTGCCGGTATTATGGCTGCGCCCGGTGCTCAGATGATGGCAGAAAAAATTGGTCAAACTCAGGCCTATCAAGGTCCTGGCATGAATAAGCCGGTAGTAGCGCACAAAGAAGAGACAAGAGTTAAAGAACCGGCTAAAGAGACGGACATGGAAAAAGCTCGTCACTACAACGTAGGTAACTTACGTCCTGATAACTTTACGTATAAAGGACAAATAGGTAAAAGTAAGTCTGGCTTTGCTTTGTTTGACAGTCAAGAGTCTGGGGTCAACGCTCTTACTCATGATATTCAAGTAAAACTAAATCGAGGCGTAAATACACCAGAGCAGTTTATTAATATATATGCACCTAGGAAAAGTAAGGGTGGGGACAATCCTGATAGCTTAACCGATGCGTATATTAATAATGTATCTAAAGCTTTAGATATTAGACCCGGCGATAAAATTCCAAATACACCAGCAGGCATAGCCGCTTTGCGTGACGCAATTATCCGTCAGGAGGGGGCACAGTATACCCATTTAGCGCAAGGTGGTGTAGTTAGTTTAGCTACAGGTGGAGTAATTGGGTTTGCTGGAGGGGGATTAAAATCAGATCCAACTGAAAATAGTGAAGGCGACATGGATCCAGTAACTGGCATGCCAAACTTCATGCTAAATGTAAACCCAGTACCTAAATTTTCTAGGCAGAATTTAGAGCGCGCTGAGAAAATGCAAAATAACCGTAGCCCTGTTGGATATACACCTCCAAACAAAGAAACTACTGCGCAATATACTCCAGGAGTAGATAAAGGAGCAACTGTACCTAAATTAAGCCAAAGCGCATTAGAAAGATACAGCGATCCTGCAGTGCAAGATCTATTAGTAAGTAGAGGATTAGGTAATACCGCTAGTTCTACAGTACCTAATCCATTTGCCCCAAGTCAATCCCAAGTAACTGACGATGCAATGTATACCAACATTCAAAATCCTCAACCAGCTACTGGGGCAGCGCCACAAGCAGAATCACAACAAGCCGCACCGCAAGATGATTATCTTAAAACTATGGTGGACATATTAAATAAACGTCAAAATGCTGCTGACCAACAAAGAAATATTGATAAATATATGGGGCTGCTAACCGCAGGTCTTGGAATTATGTCTAAAGCTGGAACTGTCGCCCCCGGTGTAGTTCATTCTGCATTTGGAGATATTGGAGGAGGCGCACAAGCTGGTATTGCTTCTTTAGCTAACGCACGTAGAAATCAGATTGCAGAAGAAAATTCTATTATGTCTGGTCAACTTGGTCTTGCCCGTGCAAACTTATATGAGAAAAGCCGCGCAGATGCATTAACACAGAGAAAGATTGAAAACGCATTACATGTAGATTATCTAAATAGAGATTTGGATATTAAGAACCGAAACGCACAAACAATGCAAGAGAAAGCTGAGGCTCAAAATAGACATCTTCAAAATTTAGTTGACCAACAACAAATAACTAATCAGTTTAAACGAGCTGACCTTGCTAGAAAGTATGAAGATCAATGGATAGGTAGTCCAGAAGAAAAACGTCTTTTAACTCAGTTTAATCAAAAAAATTGGGCAAGTGATCCTAAAAAACTTGGGCTATATAATGCTACTAAAAAGCAATTTTTAAACGATAGAGTTATGGGAGAGATGGCTAATCAAGATATACCCACTGCAAATTCTTTATTAACACAATAAAATGCTTCTTGATCTACCTAAACTTGGCACGGTAAAGTTTGACGATAATCTTACTGAAGATCAACTGAATTTACAGTTAGATGCACTTGCCAAAAAATATAACTTTGAACTTCCCCGTGGGCAATTAACTACTGGGGAGATGAGTAAGCGCGCTTTAACGCGTGGGTTTACGGAACTTGGATCTACTCTTACAGATGTCATCCCTGCTATGGGAGCAAGTGCTTTAGGATTTAATGATTACGCTAAAGAACAATTAGAAGAAGCTGCAGATAAACAAAAAGAACTTTCTACAAGATACGCACCCCAATACCGTACTAGAAAAGACGTAAAAGGTATTAGCGATGTTCCTGGATTTGCGTTAGAAACTGTACTTGAAAATGCGCCTAGCATATTAACATCTCTTGTACCTGGTGTTGGCGCAGAAGTTGCCGCTACTAGGGCTGGACTTGGCGCTGCTGGAAAAGCTGTAGCTGGTGGTGCCGGTGCTTTCCTTGGTTCTTATGCACAAAACGCCCCTGATACATTTCAAGGTATCTACGAAAAGACCGGACAATTAGCCCCGGGAGCTGCTGCTATTTTTGGTGCTGGACAAGCCGCACTTGACTCTATATTACCTGCACAAGTTTTAAATAGACTTAGTGGTCCGATGAAAGCTAGTATTGTTGAAAAGGTATTAGAGAAGTCGGGCATGGATAAGGCGCTATTGCGTACTATTACTGCGAACACAATACAGGCAATGACTGAAGAGGGTCTTACTGAAGGCGCACAGGAAGCGCTTAGTATTGCCGCAGAAAATTTTGTAGCTAAACATCCCCAAGTATTTAATAGCGAAGATTGGGATCGCATCATGGAATCAAGTGTCCGTGGTGCAGTAGCTGGTGCTCCATTTGGTGGGGCTAGTGGTGCTATTGAACATAGCAGAAGAGCGTATCAGGCTCAATTAGATGCGGCTAAAGATCAAGCAAAAGATACTGGCAAGTCAGTAATGCTTGCACTTCCGTATGACCCTAAAGTTTCTGCCCCAACAGAATATGGACAACAAGTTATTTATGTACACCCAGATGGTAGTACATCCCAAGGCTCAGAATTATCTGACGAAGCATTTGCACAGCAGTATCCTAAATTTACTCCCCCTGCTCCATTAGATACGCAGGCTGCGCTTAAAGCAAATCAAATTGCAATTAACCAAGGACGCAAAGAAGAAAAGCAAAGAGAAGCTCAAGCTAAGTTAGCACAACAAAACTTAAAATCAGTTATTGCGGAAATTGCCCCAAATAATATTGATTTATTATCTTTAGCTCAGACTCCATCCCCAATACAACAAACAATTATTCAGCAACAGGCTGAAAATGATGCCCTAGCTGCTAAAAGAAATCCTCCACCAAAAGCAGCGGGCGTTACACCACAACCGGCCACAACTGCTGAAGTAGTAACACCACAACAAGTTTCTACAGTAATTGACGACAATACATTTAAAGCTTTGGGTATTGGTCCCAGCGCAAAGATAATCAGAGACAAGTTAATACATGGCAAAGATATTGCCGACCCAGCTCAAGCGGCTGAAGTAAAGTCTATACTTGAAGACTTTGCAAATAAAACAACAAGCAAAAAAGCACGTGACAATATTGGGGCATTTTTGGATCGCCCTGAATTTAAAGGAGTAGAAAATGTTGCAGGACCTAACGCCAGCACAAGTGGAACAAGCGTTCCTGTGGCTGGACAAACCAGTGAAAACGCGCCCGCCGGAGGACCTACTGAACTTGAATCAAATGGAGTGGTTTCTACTGGAGAGAATGTTGAGCCAACTGCTACAGGAGAAGCAGAGCAACCCCTTACAGTAAGGAAAAAAGCTAAGGGCAAAAAAGAAATTGCTGATGAAATTAAAGCTGAAACAGGGGAAGAGACTGCGCAAAAAGAACAGCTTGATTTTGTGCAACAAAATGAGCAAAACACAAATGACTTGATTAACAATCAAGTTCAAGCTGCTGCTAAAGATGCTGGGCTGCGCCCCGAAAGTATTGATATTGAGGATCATTCCAATACAGATGCGCATAAAACACTTAGACTGCCAGCTCTTTTGGCTGAGTATTTCCGTCTAGGCGAAATGATTAAAGCGGATCCAGCTAAAGCTAAAAAGAATCAAAAAGAACGTGACGTTATTAAGAATGCAATTGATAAGTCTACGCCTGAAGCAGCTAAGTTTTTACAGACTTTAGAAAGATATACCCCTGCCCAACGTGATGCTTTAATATCAGAAGTTGGTAAGCAGGGTAGGCAGCATATGAATGACTTGGTAAAAGCCAAAGTCGATGAAGCGGTTAAAAATTCTGCCAACAAACAAAAACCTGCAGAGCAACAGATAAACCCTGAGCCGGAAATAGATGAAGCTAAAATAGATGAAGCAACTAAAAAGCTTGCAGAAATTTTGCATGCTAGGGGCATCTCTAGATTCTTTGCTCCTAAATTCAAAGGTAAAGATTTAAATGAGCGTGGGCAAGAACTAGCTCGTCAAGGTAACTTTAATGGGTTACTCGATCATCTTATTAATACAGTAACAGACCCCGAGATTAAACAAGTATTACGCAAGATCCGTTCACTTGGCAATAAACCAAAAATTGTAATCGGTCCTGTTGAGGGAGATCGTCCTGGTTCTTATGACCCAGTAACCAATACGATTACGCTTGATCTAAATACTGGATTGAATGAGCACACAGTTATGCATGAGATGGCACATAGTGCTTTAGCTCACATACTAGAAAACCGTAATCATCCGCTAACAAAAGAGTTTGTAAAGTTCTTTGACCAAATTAAAAACCAATTAGGTAATGCTTATGGTGGGGAAAACTTACAAGAATTCGCAGCTGAGTTAGTAGGTAACCAACAATTCCAAGCTCTGCTCAAAGACATCAAAGCCCCAAAGAGCAAGAATATGTTTGTGCGTATTCTGCAAACTATTGCCGAAGCTCTTGGTTTCCGCAAAGGGCAGTCTGCTTACGATAAAGGATTAAAGTTTATCAATGATTTACTTGATGTATCCGAAGGGGTTGAGTCATCAGCTTCTAATAAGATGTTCTTGGGTAACGGTAATGCTTGGAGTTCTTTAAGTGATATAGGCATGTCCATGCCAGCTCTTGGTAGGCAGTCTATCGAAAACGCTAAGAATACCTTCTCCAACATAAAAGATTTTGGTTGGCTAAAAACAGCATTTAAAACATTGCGTCTTGATAATATCAACACCATATATGGCAAAGAATTGCCATCTATCCAAACACTGCTTGATGCAATTGAGACTCGTACTGGTAGAGTACAACAAGAGCGTACAAAACTAGAGAATAAAGTAAAAGAATTTAGGAAGATTGAAACTAAATTCCCCGAAGCAGTTAAGAAAATGGATGACATGGCAATTGATGCCAGACTTGCGGGGATTGAATTAGTATCTCAAATTAACCCTAATTTTAAACCTGATGCTAAAAACTTAGCGGAATACAACAGGTTAAAGAGTGTATATAACTCTTTACCAAAAGAAGTTCGTGAGATGTACGACAGTATTCGTACTGACTACCAAGACGCGATCAATGGTTATCTGCATTTATTAATTGGTGATCCAGCCAAGGGTGTACCCGGCATGGTTGAGCCTGGTCTTGCACAAAAACTTAAAGCCCAGTTTGAAGCTGAAAAGCGCGTTGCTGGTTATGTGCCATTTAAACGCTATGGTAATTTCTGGGTAGAGTATGCAGATCCTGCAACGGGTGAACGTGTGGCAAGCTCCTTTGAATCTATTCGTGAGCGCCAACAATTTGTAGATGCAAATCTAAAAGATACGCCACATAAGTTATATCGCAATCTTGAGGATATTAGATACCAGCCCGGGACTATCCCACCCACTAGATTTATTGGTAACTTGATGGCTACCTTGCAAAAACAAGGCGCTTCACAAAACCAACTTGACTCCGTATATCAGACATACTTGTCTTTGTTCCCTGCTGAATCAATCAATAAGCAGTTTATGAAGTCTAAGAATGTGCTTGGTATGGAGAAAAATACCCTGCGCAACTATAGCAACACGATGTGGTCATGGACTAACAAACTTGCTAATACGGAATTTGGTCCGAAGATTGATAAGGCTATTGAAGGTATTAAAACAGAAGCAAGTAATGCGAATACCCTTGAGACTGCGGCGGTTGCCGAAACCATTGCAGAACAAAATAACTTTTTCCACAACCCAACATTTGGAAACTTAACTCATACCGCCACTGCGCTTAGTTACTTCGAATACATTGCAGGTAACGTATCGTCTGCAATAGTTAACTTAACTTCTTTGCCAATGCTTGTATGGCCCACATTAGGTGGTAAGTTTGGGTTTGGTAAAACAAATTCTGCTATGGCAGCCGCAGGTAAACTAGCTCTGGGCGATTGGAGTAAGGACGCAAGATACAAGAACTTGTATCAAGCTATGATGGACCACGATCAGCTTGGACATACAACTGCACGCAATGTACTTGAAGCAAAAGGTGGAGCGCCTGGATTCTCTAGTCTGTACGGCAGAATATTAGATGGCTTGTCAATACCGTTCTCTGCATCTGAAAGATACAACCGTGCAACCACAGGTATCGCTGCATATGATTTAGCAAAGCAAAGCGGAATGAGCGAGGCAGAAGCTATTAAGTATGCGCTAACCACTACAAAAGATCTTCATACGTCAGGTCTAGCTTCGACAGCGCCGCTGTGGATGCAGAACCCAGTTGGTCGTGTTATGTTTACCTTTAAGTCCTATGCATGGAATAGTGCATTTGTCATAGCGCGTGCTTTCCATCAGGCTTTTAAGAATGAAGATCCAGCTATCCAACGCGCCGCACGTAGACAACTTTTAGGTATCTTTGGGATGTCTATGGCTTTTGGTGGTATCAAAGGTCTGCCTTTCCACGGAGCAACAACTTTACTTGCGACTATGATCCAGTCCTTATTTGGGGATGACGATGAGCCATTTGATGTGGATGAGGAAATGCGTGACTTTTTTGGTGAAGCTCTTTACAAAGGCGCATTTAACTACGTAACAAATTTAGAAACATCTAATCGCACAGGACTTGCAACTGATCTAATCTTTAGGGATGACCCAAGGGGCGTTGCCGATCACGGTTATGCTTTATCTGCTATGCAACAAGCTTTTGGACCTGCTGGTACATATTTGGTCAATGCAGAAAATGCGATCAAGTTAATGAAGGAAGGACACACAGAGCGTGCGATTGAGTCATTATTGCCAAGCTTTATCCGTAACGGATTTAAAGGCGCAAGGTACATGAATGAAGGCGCATTGACGCTAAAGGGTGATCCAGTTCAAGAAGATATAAGTGCATGGAATAGTATGATGCAGGTAGCAGGATTTGCCCCTGCCGAGTTATCTAGTATTTACGAAAAAACCTCTGCAGCAAAAGCAGCGGAGAATCAAATTAAACAACGCCGTACCGCTATCCTAACCGCATACGATATGGCACGTACATCTGGCGATGATGACTTGATGCAAGAAGTTAGAGAGCGTCAACAAAAATTTAACGAAGCGCATCCGACCGACAGAATAACTCAAGAGAGTTTAGAAAAATCTCATCGTGCACGGGTTGAGAATGAAAAGAATGTAATAAATGGCGTTACATTTAATAAACACTTAGTTAAAGAAATTAAACAGAATTACTTTAATGAGGAATAAAAAAAGCCCCCCAATGACACTAATGAGTTGGGGGGCTAAATCTACTAAGGAGAGTAGAGTGCAGTTGGCATTGTATCTTCATTTCTCCAGACCCGCAAGCCATACACTTTATTCTCTATAACTTGTTTGCAGGTTATATTTAAGCCAAGCCGCCGCGCTTCCTTGCGTACATACCGTTCAACCGTCAATCTATCTATGCATGGTATGAAGAAGGAAGTGCCTGGCTTAAACTTATCCCACTCAATCAGTATCGTCAGATTCAGTACCGTCAGCATTTAAGATTACATTCTCGTTGAAGAAGTCCAGTTTGGTAGTATCAAAACACAGAGCATTTACTGGCGCTTGAGTATTGGCAATCGTTCCTGCAGTCATACGCTTTTTCTTAATCCCAAGCAAGCTCTTATTCTTGCGGTAGGGAGCAAGTGACTCGTCAAAGTTTGTAAAGGTCTTAGAGCAATCATCTCGGTATGACCGAACAACAACATAAAGCATCTTAGTATCAGGCTCGTACCGGATAGTCAGCGCACCTCGTGGTTCTCTCATCGGACCATGCTCAAGTCCAGTCCTATTATCCCTCGCGCCATTGATAACAAGAATCTCGTGGAAGTGACGTTGCAAGAACGCACCTAAGAACTCGTCATTATCGAACATGTATTCGCGGGTTCTGTTTCTTGTTTCGCCTATTAAGTTTATTGCGTAATTGAATACTGGCTTGATTGGGATATTATGCAGCCCCAGCGTCTTGGCTATTGTGCCTCCTGTTATAGCTAATGAAGCCATAAGCGCCCAGTACCTCTCGTTGTTTTTAATTCCTGCGCCCTGCTCAACTCGCAAATAAATCTCGTCCATCTTGGCTTTGATCATAGGCAACTGCCCAACCAAGCATTGTGAATAAGGTTCGATTGCGTGCCCATAGTTGTTCATCAGCCTACCAAAGTGTTGCCTAGCCCAAGTAGCATCATCATGCGGATCAGGTTTTATGTTGATCTCCAGAACACGCTTTAATTCACCATCAGGAAAGTTCTTTATAGAAAGCAATGCATCAGTTACGGATCGGTTGGATGAAGTTACCAAGCCAGTCTGCCACTTCGTGTTGTTAGCACGTTCTGCGTTCTCATGTTGCTTGTATCGGTTCTTAGCTCTACCAGAAGTTACGTCATAGACCTGTTGCGACATCACATCAGGAGCCATATTGGTAATCTCGTCCATCGTTACGGCAAAGTTTTGCATCACACCAAGCCTACCCATGCGTGAGTTGTATGTATCTTTTGGGGATAGCATTAGCTCTTTGGGTCTGCCGTAGATACTGTTGATACCTTGCAAAATAGTGGTTTTCCCTGATCCCGATTCCCGACTAAATAAGTTGAGCAAGAAGCCATCAAGGGGAGTAAGCTTCATAAGAAGCGTGCCAAATCCCATGAAGAAAGCAAAAGCTCTGTCCTCCATACCTTCTTTGCCGTACACATTGATAACATCTTTCCATACATGGAAGTCACCTTTGCTTTGGAATAACGGCACATGCGGTAATGTCGGAGATGATGGTGGACTATATACCGTCTCAGTTGCACGGATTTCTCTATCGCCAATTATGATGCCCGACTCGTCTTCTAACCAGCCAAATTGTTTATGCGCTTTTTCTGCTTTCGAATTCATTTGTAATTCCTCTACCCATTTTGTTACGTATAACATAAGTGAATCTTGTTTCTTTCCAAGTGCCGTTACCCCATGAGATGCAATAGTTGCAATGAATTTCTCTTTAGATAACACATGATGTAATGGCATGATGAAGTCACGCACGCCGTCTTTTGGTAAGTGAAGCCTAAGTAAAACTGTTTCGCCCAAGTCAGGATCTTGCATGCGCTTGACCACATAGAAGTCATATGGGTAAACTAAATCATCTTGCTCTTCATCATCCTTGGTTTTGTTGTGGATATAAATACCACCGTTCTTTCCTCTAAAAAATGGGTAAGGGTATTTAGGAATTACATATTCTTTAAGCTCTTTAGTTTCCGGTTGTAGCCCAACAACTTTGTTGTCTTCTTCAGTAGCTTCGATAATTTCTTTGCCAATCTGAATAGGGCTAGTAATCTTGAGCGTACATCCCTCGCAACCGCTTGGGTTTAATTTCTTAAATGTCTCGCATGTATATGGACCTTTAGTCTCATCAGCCTTTTTCTCTGTCTCGTACTTGGAATAGTCGGGGTGCTTGCTAGATATAACATGGATAGCTTTATCTCTATCTACACATTGTTGTGCAATACTAAGCCCTGCCCTCCACATCGGTTCTTCAAGCGTGGGTTGGTTGTCATAGATATAAGCTATCTGATTACACCCCGTACCTTGCACCGACTTGATAAGTATGGTCTTAAATCTAGATTGGCTATTACCCATGAGCGCAAGGGTCGCCGCATCCATAGGTCTACGATGTTCAGACTTAGCCAGATTCAGCAATATATCCGCACTTGGTACAAGAAGTTCTTGTATCTTAGTTAATGGTATGGGGGACCCAACCATCATAACTTCAACCAATATTGGATTCGTTGGGTCTTTGACATGGTAGCTCTCAGGTAGCCTAAGAACTCTAGCCGCTTCGCCAGTAACCGCAGGATCGACTTGGAAATTGTGTTCAACACAAAGCTCCTTCAGCCTTTCCGCATGTGGCTTCCAATCTAATTTTGCCATAGTTTCTTGGACTGCCCAATAAATATGAGCGCCCATACCTGACTTGACAACCGTTGGCTTTGGTAATTTAGTAGCCTTGCAAAAAGCGCGTAGTGCAGTCAACCCTTCTTCTAAATTTGTATACGGCTTATTAGGTCCACAATCTAAGTCAATATAAAAAGATCTTAAGGCAAAAGCCGCTTTAGCAGTCCGTCCTTCTTTTGGGTCGCCATACTTTGCCATAGCAAAGAATACATTGAATCCATCCTTACCAAGTGCATCACCTTCTCTAGAAATACCATCAAGGTCTTTTACAAATCTTTGTCTAACAACATCTTCATCGTTAACTACCTTAGTACCAAATACACAATAATGTTCATTTTCGTTTAGTGGTGGTAAAACCAGAGTTAAAAACTCTTTTCTTGTAATCATAACCGTCCTAGCGTCTCGTCTAAAGGGGGAAATGGGCAGGGATGAGACGGAGCATCCTTTTCGGTAGCTAACCTAGCCCCCCAAAAATGTTAAGCTAATTTAATAATTAACTTCTGCATTTTCTCTGCGTGTTTACCCGATACAACTGATTTACCTGAGAACCAAGAATAAATAGTTACCCGACTAACACCAAAGAATTCAGCTACATCTGTGACGGGAATATCCCGATCAATACAAATTTTGCCTAGTCTAACTCCAAGAAGACTTTGATTAGCCTTTTTGTTCGCATCTGCCATTTGAAGGGAGTAACCTACAGGCATTACTCATCATCCCATTCGTCAAGAATCTTGGAAAGATCTTTCTTAGGTGCGGGTTCTTCCTCTTTCTTGGCAACTCGTTTCTTGGGTTCTTCAGTCTCGACTTCAGCTTTCGGTTCTGCTTTTTTCTCTTCCTTGACTTCAGCCTTTTGAACTGGTGCTTCAAGTTTTGGTTTTGCACCGTCAGCTTCTGCAACAGTCATAGTAATTGCCTTGTGAGCAATCTCAGACTTACCTTGGTTAATTACAACTTGGTGGTCATTTGCATCTAGAACCTTAACAGGTTTGAATGTGAGTTTAGGTGTTGCGCTATCGGTATCAAAACGCATCTCAGTTACAACCGCAGTAATTGGTATACCTTTACTTCCAATCATTTTTGCGTATGTTTGGAGAGGCCATTTGCCGGGTTCCCCTGCACCAAAGATTGACGCACTTGGTAGTGTTAATTGGAATATGTCGCCCTGCAAATCATTGGCTAGTACAACCGCAATGCGTTGTTGGTAACGGCATGCACGGCTATCGCCTTGACCTGAACCTTTGACGTTTTGTTCGCAGTCCATGCACCGCTTGGCTTGTGGGATTGAAGCTTTTGCGTCAGGAAATTCGCCGTCAGCAGACCAGCAATCAGGTACAGTTGGTTCGCTACCTTCAGTAAAAGACTTCAAATAGAAAGTCCTTGAAATTTTAGGCGCAGCCGCAACTACAACTACGTTCATCGAACGGTCTTCATTCTTAGCAATTTCTTTGCCGTTGACCATCATGCGCCATACCCCGCCTTTAATCGAGATACGCTTCATGCTACTACCACCGCCACCCATTAGGGCTTTAGTGGTCTCGTCAATTTCCAACTCTTTAAGGTAAGAAGGTAAACCTATGTCAAGCACTGAAAGATCATTACTCATACTAGCTCCTATTTTTTGTAATTACAATGGTTTGTTTAACATCCGCATTTAGCCCTGGTGGATGTAAGTCAGGGTTTTCTTCTAAGAACTGTGCCATCACAGAATTACTTATACGTTGTTGGTACAAGTGCGGAACTTTATGTTCTAGGATGAATGTGTTAAACGCATCCCAATCACTTGTCCAATAATGTTTACTAATCCTTTTTGACACAGTACCGAATTGGGTACGAATTGTTGAAGCTCCTTGCTCTTTGCAAATCTCTAGCAGTTGTGCTTCAATCGTGTCAATTTGCTCTTTTAACTCCTTATCCTCTTTCTCTAACTCTCTTCGCCTGTCTCTTATTTTTATATAGACCTTGGCAAGTTTCTCTGCATTAGGTTCTTCACTCATTGCACTCTCCTTTATATAAGTCGATTAGTCTTGTATGTATGTCCACCTTTTCAGATAGCATCTTATAGATGCGCTTCTCGACCGGGCTTCCTTGTAGGTGAACGACTGTACAAGGATTGCGTTGCCCAGCCCTATGCACACGTGCATTAGCCTGTAAATATGTTTCTATAGAAGTAATTGGTCCCCACCAAACTACCACATTCGCCGCGTGTAAAGTCACACCATGTGAAGCGGCTTGTGGTTGTATTACCAAAACTTGTGGATCTTTCTCAGCCTGAAACTTAGCAAAGATTTCCGTGCGTCTTGATGCAGGAACTGCGCCGTTAATAACTTCAGCCGTAATATTATTCTTCTTTAGTTCTTCCGCTATGATTTCAATGGCGTGCCTAAACGGAGCAAACACAATAACTTTATGGCTTGCTTCCTCAATCACCTCAAGTAGCGCAGTCATTCTGTTCTTCGCATCAAACGCTACGATCTCACCATTATCGGAATAGACCGCACCACAAGACAGTTGTAATAACTTGTTTAAATTTGCCGCCGCATTTACTGTAGTAATTTGCTCACCTGCGGCTATCGTCATCATATGTTTACGTATGGCTTCATAGAACTTAACCTGCTGTGGGGTTAAAGGCACATCCCTAGTCACATAAGTCATGTCGGGTAGATCAAGACAATCTTCCTTGGTAAATCGGATCGCCGGTTGAAGTACCTCGTGCAATATTTTTTCTGAAGTTGGTTTGGGTATCCATTTAAACGTAGTAATCTTTTGCATCACCATGTCTCTGAACGCACCATAGAACCGTGGCACTCCTGACGGATTGATAATCTTAGCTAGTCCATAAGCATCGGTAGGTGACTGTGAAGCCGGTGTGCCTGTGAGCATCCATACCCACATGTCTGCGGATATAACTGAGTTAAGTGTCTTCCATCTTTTAGTTGTGACGTTTTTGTATGCGTTGGCTTCGTCAATCACAATCATGTCGAACTTGCCCTTGACCTCGTCTTTAATAATATCAAGACCATCAAAGTTACAGATCACAAACTCGGCTTTACTGTTAACTGCTTGCTTGCGTTTCTCGGTTGAATAACTATGAGCAATAACGTAACTTCTATGCATTGCAAACTTGAATAAGTCCCCACCCCATGCAGACTCCATGATTGACAAGGGGCACAGGATAAGCACACGCTTAATAGCACCAATGTTCATCAAGTAATCACAAGCCCATATTACGCTTGATGTTTTGCCAGTACCCTGCTCGTTAAAACAAAAAGCTCTGCGATGCAAAGTAAGAAATGATGATGTGACTTTTTGGTGTTCAAAGGGTTTGTACATCCCTGTCCACTCATAGTCTTTATTGATTGGGGACGGCACATTCTTGATGCGTAAATTCTTAAGCACCTGTGCTTCATCTAGTCCCCACTTTACAAGCACCTCATTCTCGTCAATTATTTTTGACTTTGGAATAACCGTGGTTATCCTCTCAGGATGCCTTGTTTTAAGCAATAAAGCTTTGTTATCTATTATCTGCACTCTTAAATTCCGATAGCAATTTAGACCGAAAGTGGGTTTTCCACAATCGGTCAGGTTTTTAATTATTATATCTAATTTTTACTTGGCTAAAGGTTTATTTTTCGCAACTGAATGATCAGCATTACGACTAAACGACCTATTCGCACTCTTTGTTTTTACTGCCAAATTTTTTCTGTTCGTTGACCCACCTTTACTGAGGGGCTTTTTGTGGTCAACATCTTTACCGTCTCCCTTACTGACCTTCCCTTCTTTTTCCATTTCCGCACGTGCTTTATTTCTTTTAGCACGGTTTTTAACCTGTTCGGGTTTTCCCTGATATTGGGCATACTCTTTATCGTATGGTCTTGGTTTGTTAACGTATGGCATTTGATCCTCATTTAATAATAGACACCATTTTCTCAGTATCTAGGGTAAGTTGCAACATTTCTACGTCGTGGAACTTTATTCTTACTTTGTCAATTTTCATCTGTATTCTCCCTTGCCGTTGTGCACGCAGTCCGTTACGTGGCAATATTTTCTGCATGTAAAGTTGGGTCTAGGATTCCAAACATCCAACTCAAAAGATTTTTCCAACCTATTAACATCTGTTAACCAATTCTGCCATTTAATGTTTTGTTCATCCTGTGCGTATTCGGCTTTAACGAACTCGTTACTTACCACAAATAGCAGTCCGGCTTTGATCTTTTTGACTTGTGGGAAATGCTTAAAGACCGCAAGGGATAAGATTTCAAGTTGTTTAGTATCCGCATACTTTGCGCTCTTACCAGTCTTGTAGTCTATGATCCTCGCCTTGTCACCATTAATAATCAGCAAGTCTGCAATACCTCTCCACCAAACATCTTTATCTTTAAACCCACAGGGCTGCAAATTCCGATCAAGTCCTAACTGGTATTCACAAAGATGTTCTCCAGACTTATTTCTAAGCGTCTCAAGTGGCTCTCGTGCAAAAGCAAACTTCTCAGGAATGGGTGTTCCTAATTTTATAAAGTCTTCGGCACACTTGTGAAACTCAAGACCGTAGTCCAAATGATGTGTCTTTGGCTCAACCACATCTTTCTTTACACGCAAGCGGTAATACTTGTGTGGGCATTGCTTGAACAAGTCAAGTGAGGAATAAGACCATGTGATGGGTTTCAAAATGTTGCTTTCTCAAAGTTGTCAGGATTTACTTTCAACGGCTTACCAATTTTAGTTAGTAACGTGGTTGGAAAAGGCCATTGTTGTTCCGTTCCTTCTTGTCTATTCTTGGTAGTGCTCCTTCGTACAGAACTTCTTGTGACTTGAACCAGTGACCGCACTTCAGGCATTCCCTCTTGCGTATCGTGTTCCCGTCGTCTGCCTTCCTCGATTCCAAAACTATTGACTTGTAGTGAGTGCATTTCGGGCATTTCATTTGTCTCCTTCGCTTGTTTCGCTATGTTTATGAATTTCGGTTTCTTCTTTATTAAAAAAGATCTTATTGCATATGGTACACAACCATGCTGGTCTAAACATTTGTTTTACTTCGCCAGTATGCACACCGACTTCTCTTCCTTCGTAGGTATTAATTTTTTGGAACACTTGTTTCTTCCTCCATGCGGTCATCAGCATCTGCCATCCATGTCGATCTCTTTAGCTTTGTATTGTCTTATTGCTTCTACTTTGGCATTAAACTTTTGAACATGCACAAGTGCATCTCCATATTGCCCACGATTTACATTCTCGCATATTACAATAGCTTCTTTGACCGCATCTTTATACAAAGATAATTCTGCTAGTGCATCGCCCAGTTGTAGATCTAGTTCTCTTGTTTCTTCATCCATTGGTTTGCTCCTAAAAATTTTATCAAAGTTACTTGCAAATTTATCATAGTCTGTTGGTCTTTGCTTAGACCCTTTACCGCCGTCATTCATTCTTGCCCCCTGTTAGCAATAATTATTTCCATAGTTTGTCTTTGTGCTTCATACAAAGGCGCAGCGCAATCTTTGCAAAGTTGGGCATTCAATCCTCGCCAATGAAAGGAAAACATTCTGTGTGTTTTTGGAAATTCCATTCCTGGATAATCACTACACTCATAAACTTCTGTATCAAGCGTTTTTTTGCATCCATCACAAATATGCTCATAGGTTAGCTTAATCATTCTTGTCCCCTTGCTCTGATGGCGTTTGAATCGCTTGTCAATGAATATGAATCATGTAATTGCCGAAGTACAGCGCAAAACTTCTCACG